TTTAATTAGAGCATCATCATTTTTAACACCAATTTCCATGTATTCTTTAATTAAAGGTACAATTAATGTCGCATCACCTATGTCGGTAACCATCGGTTTTAATTCGGAAATAAGCGCAGTTACTTGCGCTTCGCGTCGCTTTTGGTTAGTGTAAATTTCTTCGAGTAAATCGGCGAATTTTTTCTTTCCAAAGACTAATTTTTCGAATTGTTGGCTCATATTTATACGTTTTATTTGGTTATAAATATAAATTATTCAAATTCTACATACCCATTGTCAAGGAAAAATATATAATTATCTTTGAATATACCATATAGCTGATTAGCTATTTTAGTAATTTTAGGAGTTTTTACATCTACCATTTCTCGTATGTAAATGTAAAGTGCTTTTTTATTAAAAATATCTATATCCTCTCGTTTACGAAATAATTCTAAAATAGCATCTGCTACTTGGGCATCATGTTTTTTTGGAAATAACTTTTCTAAATTTTCAGTACAATACTCTACATATAAACTGAGGAATTGGTTTATTGGTAGGTTTGCTGGATCTGGATCATCTAAATTATAAGAATGAGTATCATCTTTAAATAACTCATCTACTGGAGCTTTATCTATACGTTTTTTATAATTTTTCTGGTTTTGAAGAATTAAATAACGTTTAGCTATAGTACCAAAATAAGAATATGCTTTGGCCCCTCTAGATGGATCAAATAAATGAATTTTAGATAATAAAAAAGTAATTACTTCATGCTGTAGATGTTCTATATCATCTACTTCTGTATAGTAAAATTTAAAAGTGTGGATTATATTTTCTGTTAATTTAAAGAAAGCATAATGAATTTCACGCTCATAAATTTTAGAACGAACCTTAGAATCAGGTTCATTATTATATCTTACAATAGCATCTTCTGTATCTTGAGTGAAGTAGTTTTTACTCTTAGCTTTTCTGGGCATAGTGGGTTATTTGATTTTCTTGAGAGTGAACTCATTCAAGATGTCTTGTAACCCTTTGATTTGTTGAAAGAAAAAACCTACTTCGTCGTCACTGCTAAAGGTACCTTTTGCGTCTATGGTCTTTAGCTTTTTATCTGAAACCTCTATTACTCGGGAAATTCTATCTAAGTATGTTAGATAGCTAGACAAAATGTCTTCTTGCTTCTCTATTTTACGTAGAAGGTTAAAAGTCGTATATCCTAAGACTACGACTAAAACTGATAAGAAAATAATAACAATAGTTAGTATCATAAGTTATCTAATAAATTCTTTAAACCTTCACTTTTTATTGAACCTAGAGCTTTATTTTGCTTACTAGCAATAGCTTTAGGCTTGCTCGTTAATGTAAAATTTTCTTTTGTGGATGTCACGGGATTTTTAAATTTCGGTAACCATTCACGTTCAAATTCAATTCTTGCAGCCATTAGGTCTGCTTGATGTACTATAAATGGTAATGCAGTACGTGGTTTTTGCTCTGGCATGAATGATTTAAGATATTTAGTATTTGCATCATCATACAAACCATCATGAGTTTGGATAGCTACCATTTCATTAAATGTATACTGAATACCATGTGATTGAAGCATAAACAATCCTCGATCTGGGACAGAAGCAAATGGTACTTTAGTATTGAATTTATAATCTTCACCTAATTTATCACGTCTCCATTTATCATCCTGGGGGATGTATGATTCTTCATGTTCATCTCCCATTTTACCTAAGTCATGATTAATAGCAGAAAATACAAGTTCTTCTGTAGTAAAAGTAGACATATCACAGCCTTCTTCACCCCATAAAGATGCTTGTTTAAGAGCACAACGTACAACGCGATTTACATGCTCAACATAACCTCCAGGAAAAGAGTTATGATATTCTTTTTTATGAGCAGCGGGCATCAACATGATGCGTTCTTGATATTGATTATAAAATTCAAGAAGTGCTTGCTTACGATCACCCGTGATGTGGGTTTCAATATTGGAGATAAAGATATCCCAATTCTCTTGGATTTGTTCTGCTGTTAATTTCATAACTTTTATTTTTATTATTATCTATTGTAAGCGTTTGAAGCTTCACGATCAATCATAGTGTTAAGATCTCTACATTCGTTTTCAATAGCATCTACAACTTTATGAATATCATCAACAGAAGTACCTTTACGGGTAACTATAACTTTAATAGTTTTAAGTTTTCCGTCAATACGGCTAAGTTTCTGTCTAAATAAATCTACGTTTCTCATAATTGTTTTGGGTGTTTATAATATTTATGGGCGACGTTACGTAACGTCTCGTACCCCTATCTCACATATCTCTTTCTCTCTCTATTCCTGTACCTCAAATATACGCTGAGGAGGTTATTTTGCCAAGTTATTTTTCAAGAGATCTAAAACTTTTTTAATATGTGCGCATTTTTCATAATGCTCTAGCTCTTCCCAAAAATGTAATGCAAGTTCACATGCGGTAATTGTGTAATCATCTGAGAATATTCGAGCTGCGTCTTTACCTTTATTTGAAGTTGGTTTAAAATCTTTTAAATATGTCCATGCCCGGGTTTGAGTAACAAATTCTCCGGCATCATCATCAAAATTAATTTTTTCTGCTACTTCGGGCATCATTTTTAAGAAATGATCCATTTTTTTCTCTATATTTTTTTGATTCCATATAATCTTTTTAAACATACCTAATTTAAATGCCTGAGTTTTTTGAAGATCCTCAAGTAAAGGGTCTTCATTTTTAGGTAATTCAAAAGCACTAAATAATTTTTCTGGGTCAATCATTTAAGAGAATCTAAATCTGTTTCCACAACTATCCTTCCAGATTGATATATAGTCATTCGAGTAGGGTAATACTCATCGAAAAAATTAAAAATTATCTTATGTTTAGTTATTTTAATTAATTCACATTTTATTTCACCCATCCAAGTCTCTACCTCTGTTCTATCAAATACCCCTTCAATAAAATATAAGTGGACTATTTTAGCAAATTCTTGTATATCATGTTGTGTTTTCACACTCATAAATATAACCCCAAAAAAGGAAATATCCAAATCACTTTGGTATCCCGCTAGAATTTAAACCTAAAATAGTTTTTAGTCTCTCTCACCAAAATCCTCTTCTTCAAGAGCACTTTGAATACTTAATGCTTCGCGTTGTAGATTTTGGAATTCAAATTCAACATCGATTCTATCAGGATTATCAGGGTGATATTCCCATAAAGTTTGAATTTGGGTTTCAATAGCAATTAATTCATTTACTAAATCGGCTTCTTTTTGTGTCATCATTTTAATTTAATTTAAAGAACAATTAATTATGTCTTTTGCAAATTCGTCAATACTCGCATTAAGATCTTCAAGCATATCCTCCAGTGCTTGTGTATAGCCCTGCATGTATATCTGCTCATTTTCCGTGTATTCCCGCGATGGAACCAGCGATTCTAGGCGGTTATCTTCAATAGTATCTTTAAGCTTTTTTCTAAAGTTTTCCATTAGCTTTATCTTTTAAATTTCTAAAAATTCCAACAAAACATAACCCAAACATAAAAGATGGAAAAAGTGATGTGGTAAATAATGCTAGTATTCCGAAAATTGATCCGATAATACATAAAAATGGACTTTGAAATCTTATACTCATAACCTTTATTTCTTATTATATGTAAATATACGAAAGAAATTTTGGGAAACCAAATTTTTATAAATATCTTTGCCCAAGTTCTGAGATAGTTTCCATTGCTTCATCTAAAGGGATTTGAAAAAATTCACGATTATTGTTTACTCTATAAGTTTCTAATTTGTGGTGACATTCTTGCTCAAGAGCAAATCCATTATAACAATGGAAGGCCCATTCAACAACCATAGGTACAATAACTCCCGTAGCATTTGAAATTTGTTTAGCTCTCTCCTCAGGATTATTTTTAGTATACCCAATTTTATAATAACCAGGCATAGTAGGATTAGACATAATATAAACCCAAGAATCATAATCACCATCTCTATTGGCATACATAGCAGTGCTACGAGCAGTATAATAAGTAACATCTTCCCAACCCTCACCTTTAGAAGAAGGTGTTAATGTAAAATATCTTGCATGTTCAATTCCTTGAGATGTAAAATCATCTTTACAAGCAATGTATTGTTTTGATTCTTCAATGGTTATTTTAGTTAACATAATAAATTTTTAAAAAACTCGACTTTTTCTTACCACCATATTAATATCCATAAATACGTATATACTATTTCGATACAATCTTTGTAGTAGATAAATTATATTTACGAGGATAAAATACGACATTATTCACAATATCAGCACCTATCACGCGATCCTTGTACTCCATACCTACCACGATAGTATCCGCGTGACTTGCGCGAATACACGCGATTAATTCGTCGTCCGACCCAAAGGATACTACATGATCAACGTAACGAATGGATTCCATTACTTTGATTCTCAATGCTAGGGG